GGAGTCTTTGCCAGGAGGGGTGGCGAGGATCCAAGATTATCTTGGAAACTCGCCAGTAGCACCCTTTCTTCTCTCGTTCAACGGGGGAGAAAGGAAGTTCCTCAACCATGCTAAGCTTGGTGGAGGAAAGCGGTGGTCCTCTAAGAGTACCACCACCCAAATGCGGATCCAGGCTTTGTCTGGATGGGCATATTGGAAGGATCTCCCTCCTGATGTAATCAGGAAGGTGGCATCCATGACCGCTGGTGAACTCCAGCGATCAGTCGACTGTTACCTGGCAATCGAAGATTGCCTGTTCCTGTCGACACCCGAATTATTCGGGCTGGAAAATCCAACCCTCATAACAAAGTTATGGAGGTGGTGCTGGTCAACTCTATCACACCATAATGGTGTGAGGAACTTGAACCAGTATTGGAAGGAATTGACGTCTCACGTCAAAGCACTAGCGATTAAATCGCTGGAGCCCCTTCCAAAGGTCACACAAGGTGTGCCTTTCTTCAACCAGGGCGAAATGATTTCGCTCCAGTTGGAAGGAACCCCGCTAGCTTGGCTAGCGGCGGTAACAAGGAGAGGTATTCAGACTAAGTCTGAAGGAACTCGCCTCATGCACTTCGTGTCCACTAGAGGGACACCCGCTCCGACTAAGTCGGAGTTGGCCGATGCTCTTATAGAACACGGGGAAGTGATCTGCGGGGAACGAGAAGTTCCTTTCCAGCTTGAAGCTGGAAGAGTCGAGAGACTCCGCAAAATTGGTCTGAGACTTGGTCGCTACGCGGCTAAGAATGCAGGGAACCGCCATTCGACGGCTCACCTGTCTCTATCCAATTCCGCCTCCTTCGACGGACCTAGAAGGTCTGGAGGGAGGGCAGGCTCATTCGGCAATAAATTTGCTAAATGGGCAAACGAACCTTCCACAGTAACTGTGGAGGGTAAGTTAACCATCTTTGGTGAGAATTATTCTCTTAAAGATGGTGTACGGCGGTTCCGGACAATGTGCCGGAAAACCGTCGCCCCTGAAGGTTGTCTGATTGAATCAGACAATAACTTCGACATTGAGGTTGACTTCGTCAACTTCAAGTATGAAGACCGAATCCACGGATTAGATTCGCGGACCGGTTTTCAAATGCTCCAATTCGCCCTCGAAGAGGGTATTAGAGCGGGATGCATATCAGGTTCAACCTGGTATGACCCCAGCATGAGACACAAAGCTGTCTCACCACCCATGGTCAAGGTGGCTCCCGTCGGGGAACCCGGCGGAAAGTGCAGAACCATCACGGTCGGAGAGGACTGGGTGACCCAGTTACTCTCCCCGTTCGGCCACGAGATGATCTCGCTCGTCGAACAGATTCCAGCAGCAAAGGCTGGAGTGACCGCGGCCGCCATGGCATACGAGTATGCTAAGCGACTAAGTACCCGAAAGGGTATCGACAGTGTGGAGAAGCTTAGCTTCCTCACATCTGATCTTACTCAGGCTTCAGAATATCTGGAGCATGAGTACTGCAAATCTCTCTTAGAGGGATTTGTAGACGGAGCTGGATTATCCAGCCCCTATAACGAGCTAGCAATTCAATTGCTATGCTCCCCGAGGCACCTTGAAGGTGTATCGGGCAACG